CTAGTTGAGTATATATCTCTTCTACTTCTTTGCCTACTTTAACAGCGGTCTTGAGTCCATTAAATATTGCAGTAGCTGTGGCAAGTGCTGTTATTGGGTCAATCATTATTCTATTCTTATTAATTCATCTAAATTTATTGAACTAGGTTGACTTTGATCTGTATTGTTTAAATTAGGTTGATCTTGATTACTATTTTGTTCTGGGTCTATTCTTATTAATTCATCTAAATTTATTGATTCTAAATCTTTTCTTTGTGGTTCTGGAGGAGTGCTTGACTCATCTAAATAACCTAAAGTACCTGCTGTCACTAAAGGAGAAAGGTCTTGTACACTTTTAGCACTAAGTAAAATTTCTCTTCCTATTTTGGTATTAAAAACTTGCCTAGTAATAAATTCATTTAGTTTGTTAAGACTGCCTACTTTTTCTGCTAATGCACCAGTAACAGGAGATACTTTTTTAACTACATCAATAGACGTAGGATCGCCTACTCCCATTATTGTATTTTCTTTACCTCTAGTCATAGCCTTAGATAAAAGATTATATTTATTTATCATTTTATCAATATTTACATCTCCTACCAAAAACGGCTGTAAATTTGTTTTTCTTTCTTTTATATAATCTATAAAAATATTAGGGTCAAAGCCATCTTTTTTTTGAGCTATTTTTAAAGCATCATCAAATATTTTTTTTGATACTACTTTTTTTGTATCATCATCTAATAAAGGAGCAATTAATTTTATTGCTCTTGTAGCTCCTTCTTGGGATTCTTTAGCAGGAGTTATAAGTCTTTGTATAAATGTAGAAGCATCTTCTAATAACTCTTTAGATGATGGGTCTTTTATTAAAGCTACTGCTAAGTCTGCATCTCTAAAAGGAATAACATTTTCAGCATAATACTTACTAGCTTTATCATATGCTTCTTTTAATCCTTTGTTATCTACAAAACTATCAGCCCATAAGTTCATATCTTTATCTATTTCTTTTGACAATAAAGATAATTTTCTAGTAGCATCTGAACCAAAACCAGCTTTAATAGATTCTTGATATGCAGAACCTACTTGTTCTCTTAAACGCCTCATTTCTGAAAAAGTTATTTTTTTAAATTCTGTTACTTCAGGCAGTAATGGCTGTCCTGTTTCGTCAATAATAGCCCCTTGTCTTTGAACTACAGTTTGTTCATTAAACTTACCTTTAAGAGTTCTTAGTTTACTAACTAAATCTGGTCTATTTAATGAACTACTAATTTTTACTAATAAATCTTTATCATTTTTTATTAAATCTTCTACTATTTTATTAGTGTTTGAAACATCAACAATATTTGCATCTGGGTTTTGTTTAATTAACCCTTTTACTCTGTTGTCTACATTTTTATATAAGTTATTAGCTATTTTTTTGTTAGTATCGTGTACTTTTTGTATTCTTTGTAAAGTAAATTTTCCTACATTATTTACTCTTTTAGCCCCTTTTACAAAAGGGTCTGCTAAAGTACCAACAGCATTTTTTAATTTATTTAAATTATTTTTTATACTTTTTGCAATACCACCGCCTCTTAACGAATCAGCAGTTTCTGCTGCTTTTCTAGCATCTTGTCCTGTAAAGTCTCCTAATACTTCAGGTTCAATATTATAAGACTTAGCAGCATCTCTAACTGATTCAATGTTATCTTTAAAATCAAAATTAGTAACTTTTTCTATTAACTTACCGCCAACACCAAAAAAAGTTTGAGCTGCTGCACTATAAAAAGCAGCGTCTTTTCCTGCCTCACCTTTAGTTTTTTCTCCTTCTGTTTCTGGAGTAAATACATAATCCCATACAAACCCAAAACCGCCTTGTTTAAAAATTTGTACAAATTTACTACCGCTGTTAAACCATCTTAATGTTGCTAAAGGAGCAGCACTAGCGGCTTCAAACACAAACTCCCCCATAGCAGCCATAGCCTTATCTTCTGGTTTGTATTTTTTGTATCTAGTAGTTGCTTTATTTTTTAATTCTTGTAAAGTTTCGTCTTTGTTAAGACCTATAAAATTTCCTAATTCATACATAGATTGTTCTAAACCAGTAAGCATATCTGTTGCTTGGTTTATTTGCCCTTTTTCTAACGAACTAAGAGGTAGACCTATTTGTTTTTTTAATCCTACAGAAGAAGGAAACAAAATAGAAGTCATAGAAGAAACTACGTCACTTTTAGATACATCTTCTACAGTAGTTTTTGGTAATTCTTTAAGAGTTTCTTTAGCAGTAGTCTCTACTTCTCCGTATTTTTCTTGAATATCTTGTAATAATCCCATATTACTTTCCTTTTGTTTTTATTCTTCCTTCTTTTATTAATTTTCTTTCTACTGTTTTTAATACGTCAGTAGTAGTGTATTGTTTATTATTTAACTCTTGGTTTACTACAGAAGAACCCCTATCTTTTCTTAAATTAATCATAGCCCTTCTAAAACTATCTATTAGTATTTTTGCATTTGAATCATTATATTTAAGTATAAGCTGTGAAGCCTCGGTTTTTCTTTCTCTATCTCTGATATCAAAACGACCCATTAAGTTACCTATACGAGCTTTAACTTCTTGGTTTACTTTAGGGTTGTTATAAACTGATCTTAAATAATCACTATACGTTTCTTTTACTCGTTTGATATTTCTTAGTAATTGTTCTGGACTCTGTGTTTGGTCTATAGAACCTCTTACAGCTTGTAAATTTTCTAATTCAAAGTTAGAAACTTGCCCTAAAGCACCCCCAGTTTCTGAGGCTTCTTTTAAAAATGCTAACTGGTCAAAACCAATATTTGCTTTTATAGTTTTTAAATTTTCTGCTAAATCTTTAAAATCAGTACCACCAATCCATGAAAATAATTGCCCTCCTAAACCTGCTGAAGAAAGTTTGCCCTCTGTTTTTTCGTTTTCTAAACGATCTATAACATCATTTAAATTTTGAACAGTAGTAGAAGCAGCCTTAATTTTTTGATCCTGCCTCATTTCTCTTTTTTCTTCTTTCAAACTTTGTTTTGCAGCAGCAGCCGTAGTTATACCTTTTTTTCTAAGATACTTTTCCATTTCTTTTCTTTGGTCAATAGTATATTCTTGAATAGTACCATATATAGGATATTCTAATGCTGACGCTGCTTGTTGAAAAGACTGTGCTAATTTAATACCACTTTTTGGATTTAATAAATTTTTTGTCTCAGCCTTTAGCTTATCTAATTCTGCATCTTCCATTATAGTTTTTCTTTGTTTAGCTGCTAATGTGCTTTGTAATGCGTCTGCTCTTTGATTTAATTGAATACTAAACATTCTTAAATCAGGATTAATAGTTACAGCATGATTAGCTAGTTTTTTTAAAGCCTCTGGAGTATTCATATCTATACTAGGATTACTTGCTTGAAAAGTTAATATAGCTTCTCTTATGTCTTTTTCCTGTTCTACTGTTTTTTGTACTGTTGCTTCTTGTGGTGTTTGTTGACCAAATAATCTACGCACACTTCCTTGCAAACTTTGACCTGCTTGTCTGTAACTTTCAGTAATATTACCCATAGGAGTAGAACCCCTAAATTTTTCTATAGGCATTTGCCCACCAAACTCAGGAGTAATAGGTAAAGATAAACCAAACATACTTTCAGTTATAGATTGTTGTTTTTGAGCCATTTTATGTTCCTTATCATTTCATAATATTATAAGTATTACCTTGTTCTGTAGGCAATCCAAACAAACCTTTAGTGCCTGACGCTACTCCTCTAATCCTATCTATTTCTGCTTGTAAAGCAAGTAAATCATATTCTCTTCTAGCTTGTAAACCTTCTAGTTCTGGTGTTTGTCTTAAATTGCTTAGACTTTGTAAAGTACTAAAGTCTTTTGCTCTTTCATCAATATCTTGAGCAGTTGATAATAACCCAGTAGCAAGTTGTCTCTGACTTGCAGCTTGTCCTAATCCTAGATTTTGTGCTGCTAGTGCTTCTTGCGCCCTAGCTTGTTCCTGTGCTGCAAACACAGACTCAGCTAATGGGTTTATTCTACGTTGTCCACCAACAGTAGGAGTAGTTATACCTAGACCCATAAGACCTTGACGCTGTAGTCTATTAAACAAATCTTCTTGTTGTCTTTGTCTTTGTGGCTCTGTTAATGCCCTAGTAGCTGCTAGTGACTTTGCTGTAGCTTCGTCCCTAGTAGTAGGCAAGTCTTTAAACATACTTTCAGCAGTACTAAGTGCAGATGTTTGTATTGGCTCATATGCAATATCTCTAACAGACGTAGCTTCTCCTGTTACAGGATCAATATTAGTAACACCTAAACCAGTTCTGACTGTAAATGGTTTAAATACTTTATCATAATCTGCTTGTATATCTTCACCAGCTTTTTCAGCTTTATCTTGTAGTAATTCTAAAGCTCTATAGTCTATGCCTACATTAGCTACATTTTCTAACAAACCTCCTATATCATCTCCAAATACTTCTTTTAAGTCAATAAACTTACCAGCTTCTTCAATAACTTTTTCTGCTGCTGTTGCTGTTACTGCCCCATCTCCTAAATTTTCTATAACTTTTGTAACAGCTTCAGTTGCTCCAGCAGCGTTAGTTATAGTTAATCCTCCTGTAACAGCATCAGTTCCTACGGCAGCAGCGGTTAATAACGGCAAGTTATCAATTCCTTTTGTTCCAGATAATAAATTATCAAATGTTACGTTGTCTGCAAAACTAATATCATCAGGTATTGTAGTTAAACCTCCTGTAATTGGATCAGTTACAACTTCTGATCCAAGAAAAGATGATGAAGGGTCTGCTACTAATGATGGCTGAACTGTAGAAACTTCGCCTGTAATAGGATCAATTCTTTCTAATAAACCACCTTCAGTATAAGTAGGAAAACCTAAGTCAAATGGATCAGTAGTAGGAATACCTAAGCTATCTACATAATCAGTAGTGTTTTCACCAAGAATACTATTATCTACTAAAAAATCTCCAAACTCTCCTGATCTAATATAGTCAACACCATAAGTAGTACCAGCAGCTACTAAAGCACCCATAAATGCTTTTTCAGCATCTCCTGTTAAAGCATAAGTAGTAGTTCCTGCTAATGCTGCGTTACCTATAGCAAATGCTGCTATAGAGTCAGCAGCTAAACCAGATACAGTAGAACCAAATGTAGAAGCATAAGATACACCACCATCTCCCATAGGTAAGCCATTATTAGGCATACCAAGAGCTAAAGAAGCTGCTGTTACAGCAAGACTAATAGCTTTTTTATCAGAAGTATCTTTAAACTGTGGAAAAAATAAAGCAGTATCGTCATCAAAAAACTTAGCTTGTAAGTACGCACCGCCTTCTATATCACTATATAACTCACCAAAGGTAGCACCATTACCATAGTCTCTGTATAGTTCACCCTTAGTATTAAACATATTAAGACGCTCACCTGTTTTTTTGTTATATAATACAGGTGCTTCATCTGGTAAAGTAGCTACATACTTTGTTACTTGTGATCCATATAAACCATCATTAGATACCATTGGTTTAACGTATTCGTTTTCAACAGTAACTGGTTCGTAAGTTATTGGTCTACTAAACCCAGTTTCAGAAAAAGGTGGAGGAGTGTATTGATAAGTTACTTCTCCTGTTTCTGGATCAGTTATTTGTTGTACTTCTTTAACATTATCTCTTACTTTTTCAGTTCTTCGTCCTATATCTAATAAACTATCAACACCAGATAGAGCAATAGCTTCTGCTTGTCTACTAAATATACTATCTAAATCTTCTGGATTAGGATAAGAATAACCTGATAACTGAACTGTTTCATACTGTCTTTCTAACTCTTGTTTAATATTAGCTTTTCTTTTATCTAAATCAACAGAAGTTTGTTCTGCAAAACCAGTACTAGTATCTATAAAACCAGTATTTATATTGTTTTGAGTACCAGTAAACATTCCTGATGTATCTTCTGCAACTTGTACTGGCTCTTCTACAACTTGTTCTAGTTCTGATTGTGCTTGAGTAGTTTGTTCTTGCATACTCATTGCTTGATTTATAACATTTTGTTGTCCTGTAGGATTATTAACAAACTGACCAGCTTCTGTTAAAGTAGGTTCTCTACCATACACTAATCTAAATGCTTCAAAAAAGTTCATTAGTATGTACCTCCTTCAACTGTTCCGCCTGATATTGTTCCAGATAGCACAATATTAGTAACAGTAGCTGTGCCTGTTATAGCAGGACTAGCTAAATCTGCTTTAGTAGCTATTGATGTTACAATATTATCAAACTCTGCACCTATTTCAGCACCTTTAATAACTTTATTAGCATCACCACTATTAAGGCTGTCCTTTGCAGCAAAGTTAGTCGTTTTTGTATAATTACTCATTATATAGTCCTTCCTAGAACTGAATAAATATCTAATTTTTGTAAAGATAAAGCATTACCATTAATACTAGCATTAACACCTACTTGTAGTACGTTACCACTTCCTGTTAGCTGTGCTGTAATTTTATCAATAAATATTGATGCAGAATATTCAGCTATATTATATTCTGCTACTCCAAATTCTGATATAGATGCTGCTTTAGTAGTAGCATCTATTGAGTTATAGTTATTAGAATAATCAAAAGCATACTTTATACTTAAAACTGTACTAGAAGCTCCCACAACTGTTACATTAATTTTTTTTAATATTTTTGTTAGAGACTGATTACCAAAATCAAGATAAGGAGATAGATAAGAAAATACATAAGGGCTACCATCATCAGTAAAATTTTTATACTGTGCTATTCCATTAGTTTTACCTAATAATAATCTATTATCTTTAGTGGCCAATAAAGATGAAGGGTTTATTGAATCCCATCTAGTAACTCTATAAGACTGATCTGGCAACAAAGCTCTTACATCAAAACAAAATGTAAACCCACTATTAGGCATAGTCAATAAATAAAATGCTTCTTTTTGATAATATGTA